CGAGGTCACCGCGGCCACGAGCTCGGCCCATGTCTTCACGGCGACGACGTGCCGGCACGGGTGCCGCTTCGCCACCGCGTCGAGCCGGCCGCGGTCGCCCTGGCCGCCGCAGCCGTACGCGCCCCAGGCCTTCGCCCGATCGGCCGAGTAGGTCGTGAGGTCGTAGCCGAGATCCGGGAAGGGCTCGCGGTAGACGACGCCCCAGTCGCGGAGAAACTTCGCGGCCCCCCAGCCTGTCGCCCCGTCGCTGTACCCGCCGACCGGGCTGGCACCGTCGCCGCTCTTGCCGCGACTCTCGACGCGGGCCCCGCCGTACAGCGCCTCGCTCGAAGGCATCAGCGGGGCGTCGGGCAGTTCGCCGAGATCCCAGGAGACGGACTCGGCGCAGTAGACCGCGTGCATCGCGCCCCACGAGACACAGTCGCCGATGCCCTGGCGGCCGACGACGAACGGCTGGCCGGCGTATCGGGCCCGGTGGGCCTTGTCCATCTGCCGCCACAGGAACGTGTCTACCTCCTTCGCCTGGGCCATCGCGTCGGGGGCGGCCTTCGCGAACACGCCCCGCGGACCGAGCTCGGCCAGGAAGGCCCGGGTCCCTTCTGGGTCGGGCCGGTAGCCGGTCAGGTGGTCGTCGAGATCGAAGCCGCCGACCGGGGCAGGGGCCCGCGCGTTGAGCCAAGCCGCCACGGCCAGGCCGAGCAACAGGCAGACGGCGAGCAGTCGCAGGCTAGCGGGCCGCATCGGTCGCCGCCCTCCCCACGTCGCGGAACGCGGCGACCCAGGCCGACCGCTGCTCGGGCGTCACGGGTCCGCCGGCGGTGCCGACGGCCGCGTCCAGGTAGGACCGGATCGCGTCGCGGGCCACGGGCTGGCGCTGGCCGATCGACACGCCCCGGCATCGCAGCTCGCGGGCGCGGTGCCGCAGCTCGTCGAACGCGACGCCGGTCTTCAAGAATGGGGACTCGCCCATGCCATCGGCCTCGATCTCGTCGGCGAGCTCGGAGCACAGGGCCCCGATCGTGGCCGCGTCGGCCGAGGCCGTCGGGCCCTTGAACAGTCCCCGCAGGTCGAGCGGGACGCCGGGGGCCGGCGTCGGGGCCGGGGCCGCGGGCCGGCTCGACAGGTGGACGACGAGAGCCGCCACCAGGAGCACGACGGCGGCGGCCTGGCGGACGGTCACCCGCTCGCGGATCCACGCCACGGCCTCGGCGGCCCGGGCCGGGAGATCGCCGCCACCGAAGACCAGGGCCGCGGCAGCGGCCAGGAGGATAGCGGTCAGCATCAGCCGTACCTCACGAGTCGCAGGACTTGCTCCATCGCCCCGGCGGCGATCGCCAGGACCAGCGAGCGGATAGCCGGGCGGACCAGGATCCAGACGGGCCAGGCCGCGAGCGGGACCGCCTTGTCGGCCAGGGCGTCGAACAGGGCAGCGGCGGCCTCGAGGACGAGCGCCTTCTTCTCTTCGCCGCTCATGTACTCGATCGAGTCGAGCGTCGTCACCGCGAGCCGCAACAGGCCGAGGAGCAGCTCGCCGAACTCGGCCCACGTCAGGCCGCCGGCGGCCGCGGCCTTCGCGGTGGCGATGTAGGCGGTGACCTTGTCCTGGAGCGACAGGAACGCGACCGAGGCGGCGAGCGGGGCGGCGGTGATCGGTGTCGTCATTTGCGTCTCCAGACGGCCTCGGCGGGGACGACCTGGCGGCGGCGTTGCCGGCAGGACTGGCACTCGACGTACTGGACCTGGGCGGGCCCGGCCCGCTTGCTCGACTCGACGCGGCAGCGGCCGCCGCAGCGCGGGCACTTGCTAGCCGGCATGGATCCGCATCCTCGCGACGGCGGCCGCCGCAGCGGCGCGAGCGCCGGCGAGCGACGAGACCTTGACCGCTCGCGGCTCGGGGGCCGCGGCCGGGATCTTCTCGGGCGAGTCGTCGATCCAAATGTCGACGGCGATGCCGGCGGCCTCGGCGGCCGACCGCTTCTGCGTGTCCGGCCCGCACAGGAGGACGCCGGCGAGCTCGCCGTAGAGGTCGCCGAACGCGAGCCGCAGCTCGTCGCGGTTGGCCTCGGTGTCTTGTCGCCGCGTGATGCAGCAGACGCGGTTGCCGCGAGCGGTCGCGTCGGCGATGAAACTCCGCCACAGGCCGGGGGCCGCGGTGAAGGTCCCGTCGAAGTCGAGCGAGATCGTCAGGCCGCGGGGCTCGGCCCGGTGGGCCACCATGCCGCGGGCCTGCCGCCAGGCGTCGAGGGATCGCGACGACAGGGCGGACGAAGGGTACGCGGCCCGCGTGACTGGGCTTAGATCGTAAAGGCCCGAGGCCTCGGTGATCGTCCGCGTGACGTTGCCGCGATCGTCCTCTTCCCAGGTCTCGCCCTTCGCGTTCGCCGTGAAGGCGAAGGACGAGCCGAAGATCGTCTTCGAGCGGATCAGCGTCAGGACCTCTGCGGCCGTCGGCGTCGCCACTGGGTCGGCCTCGTAGGCCAGGCCCTTGTCAGTCTTCTCGATCCGGAGCGAGCCGTTCGTCGTCCGTGCCAGGATCTTTGAGTCGTCGTGATTGAACAGGAGCGGTACGTCAAGCCGCTTCTTCGCGAGGACCTTGTCGAACGCGGTCGAGGAGAACTTCTCGCGGAAGCCGCCGAGGTCGACAGAGAGCGAGTCCCACGGCGGGGCGATCCCGCGGATCTTCGGGGCTTCGCCGTCCCGCTGTTCGACCGTCAGTTCGCCGCCGTCAGCGAGCGGTATGTAGCGCCTCTCAAGTTCCATTGTCCGGGCCTCCTGCCTGCGGTGGCGTGGGGTTCGTGCCGTCGACCATCTGGGAGGCGAGCGCCTCGGAGATCGTCGGGAACGCCGCGGTGATCAAGGCCACAGCCGCGTCCTTGTCGATCGTGCCCGCGGCGACCTGGCCCAGGACCTCGAGGAGCGCCGTCACCTGGGCACCGTTGAGCGCGGTCGCGGCCAGGTCCGCCCCGGAGGCGGCCGCAGCGAGCGGGTCCACCGTCGAGTCGATCTCGGCCGGCTGGTCCGCCGGCTCGTCCACCGGCGGCTCGCCATCGGCGACAACGGCCACGCCTTCCGGCGCGGCCGCGTTGCCCAGCGTCGAGAAGCCGAGTTGCATGTAGGTCTCGTCCGCCGCCGGGTCCTCGAGGAGCGGGAGGTCTTCCATCTCCCGGAGCTCTTGCGGCTTGAGCGCCCCCATGTTGAATAGGGCCTGGTAGAGCTGGACGCGGCTCGCGGTGTCGGCCCGGAGGATCCCGCGGTTGTCGAGGCGGGCGTATACGTCCTCGCCGTAGACCGGCTGGAGGAGCATGTCGAGCGGGCCTTCCATGCGGCGGGCCCACGGCAGGAGGCACCAGACCTGGGCCGACAGGTGCTCTTGTTCGACGTTCGACCAACGGGCCATCTTGTGATCGCCGACCAGCGTCGACGGCACGCCCCAGGCCCGGGCGATGTCGGGCAGGATCGAATCCCGCAGCTCCTGGTACTGGTTCGCCTCCATCGAGTTCGACTCGATCGGCTTGAGCTGCGTCTTCTTCGGCAGGACCGCGATCGACCCGCGGTTCCGAGCCCCGCCGTAGATCTCCCGGAGCTGCGCCCGCAGGGCGGTCATCGCCTCGTCGGGGATCTTCTCCTGGAGCTCCATCACCATGTCGGGCCGGGCCGAGTTCGCCCAGAACGCGGTCGCCGCGATGTCGAGCTGCCTTGCTAGGGCGATCGAGGTCCCGCACAGCTCGGAGGGAGCCATACCGACCAGGCCATTGTCCGAGAGCCATCGCCAGTGGATCACCGGCTCGCGGATCGTCTCCCACGATCCGGAGTCTCCCCAGAACTGGTACGAGACCGAGTAGTCGCGGTTCCGCAGGACGTTGACCCGCGAGGGGTGCATCGGCCGCAGCTCCGAGCAGAAACCGCGAGGGCCGGGCATGACACGCGCGAACGCGTTGCCATGCAGGGCGGTCCAGTAGGCGACGAGCTGGTAGAAGTCGTAGGCCGACTGCCAGCCGTTCGGACGCTTCCGCAGCGTGTAAGAGCAGGGCAAGTCTGCGTCCTCTTTGCGGCCGCCGGGCAGCGTTCGCATGACCTGGACCGGCATGACGGCGACGGCCTGGGCGATCCAGCGGACGACGGCAAGGATCGACGAGACGCGGATCGCCTCGGTCGTGCCGATGTCGGACGGCGAGATCGTGCCGAAGCCGGACGACGAGATCGGCGTCCAGACGGAGCCGACGGCCCGCTTCTCGGGCGTCGTGCGGCGCGGG